CTACCCGAACTTTCCGTAATGTCCTTTAGACTTATTCTAGCCATTAGTTATATGTATGTAGTTTATGTTTATTGTAGTGTATTGTACACGTATCCCCTACACTCATAGGGAAATTCATTCGTAGCGTATAGACGCTTTTGCCACGGCTATCTCTTTGACCCTTAACTTTATCTTGTCCATCTGCCGCAACCGTATGCGGTGCATTTCTTGGCGTACAGTTGGATGCCAGATAGCTTTAATTGCCCCGGAGATTCCTACCTTGGAATGGTAGTTGTCTCTGGCCCACTGTATATACTCTGTGTTTTCTTTGGGTGTTAGGTTCATGTTAATATGTATTTATTGTTAGCTGATTCCAAAGCTTCCCCATTTGTTTTATGCCAACCTTTGAGCGGTTGTGTATAAGAAGGTTACAGCTTGGACATTCTACAGAACAATCTTGACCGTTGTTTTCCACAAGTAGAACAGGGTCTTTTTTACAGAGCGGACACTCCAATAGCCAACGCTTTCCTGTATACACACCATCAGAAATTTCGTCTACTGTAATAGTTGGGTTTATTCCCCAAGGTGCATCTATGTCTGCTATCATTTGTAGTATTCCTTCACTTTCTCCAGTACCGTAACGATATCGTTCGGGATAAGCTGCGTGTCGAACATACCCATTGGAGTCTTGGCCGAGGTAACCCCATCCGTATTAGTCTGGAAGAAGTATTCCATCTCCTCTGTCTTCGCGTTCTTGCGTACCTCGGTGAACAGCACCATGAGAAACTCCTTCTCTACTGCACCTTCGTGAACTTTACCTTGGACTTTGACCCTACGGTGCGAGGACTCGCCGCCTGTAATCTGCGGTATCTTCACGATGTCGTCTACGGCGGTGAAGATCACGGTAGCCTTGTCGTTCTTGATGGAGTCCAGCATATCGCGGATCGTCCTGTTGTAGAACGACCAGATATCGTAGCCCTTGAATGAGTTCACGGCCAATGTGTTTACCTGCTCCACGTACTTGGTGAAGGATTCCACCACAACGGTTTCACAGTCGTCCTCCTTTAGAACCTTAGCCAGCATTCTAGGAAATGCGTTGGCATTCTCTACAGGAACTATGTTGAACCTGTTGGCGTTACGAAACGGGAATCCCTTACGCTCCAAGTCTAGGATGTAAGTAGTCTTCGGGTCTAGGTTACGCAACGACGTACTCTTGCCGCTGCCGCTATGGCCTACGATTGCTATTAGTGGTTTATACATTATCTGTTTCTGTTGTTACTTCTATTTTTGTTTCTGGTTCGATGACACCGTAGAAGGTGTCGAATTCTAGCTGTTCTTCGCTAGGCCATTGGTCGCGTAGTAGCATAAGCCCAATGAGTCCGTAGTTTGCGATGTCCTTGAAGGTATCCTCTAACGATTCGTGCTTGGGGGATTCCTCCTTGTCCATCAGCAGATTCGCAAGGCGTTCTACCTTGTCGTACAGGCGCACGCTAAGACCCTTGACGCCGAACCGGCTAATGTTCCCGGCCCGTAGTCTTTCTGCTTGCTGTCCAGCAGGCTGACACACTCCGCTGCCAAGAACAGCGCACGCTTACCTGCTACTGTATCCAGTTGTATCTTCACTTGCTGATACTCCTTCCGATTAGTATGGACAAGTTCTGTATAGACTTATCTATTCCGGTTAGCTTACTGCCAAGCATATCTGCTGCCGCAAGTATCGCCGATGCTTGACTAACAGAGTCGGCGGTCAGTATGCCTGTCATCTCGTTGTCCTGTAGCGTAGCTTCAAGAGTCTTGTTGAGGGACTCCATAGCTGCCGTGTAGCGTAGCATGGTAAAGTTATCCATGCCGTCTCTGTAGGCATCGTGCCTAGCCTTTAGTGTTTTTTCTGTTACTTCCATGTTCTTTCTCCAAATCTTCTAGTCTTTCTTCCAACTCATGTACTCTACCCCATGCAAATGTCAGCGAGCTATATGACATTTCGTGCGCTGCCTTTAACTTATGTGTCAGGTCTACCACTTGGTCTACCGAACTTATGTAGTATTCTTGTGTCATAGCTGAAACTGTAGAGGATCGTAGACCTTGCGTACGTAGTCCATGTTGACTATGGACTCTCGATCACCGGCTGAGTTTGCTGTACACAGCGGAGTAAATCCGCACAGACCAAACTTAGTCTCGCAACAGGCAAAGTTGCTGAGGAAGATATCCTCACCGTCTTGGTCTTCGTGCGTGTTGAAATAGATTTCCAGCTTGCGCCTTATCCTAGCTACAAGGTCGTCGATGTAGGCTTGGAACTTGGCTAGCCTGTCGTTGCTGAACTCAAATATCTCGCTGCGCTCAAACTTGTTTCTGTTGGAACGGCCAAGGAACAGACCGTTAATCATACAGCCTACGTCATCTTCAGGGAAAAGCTTATGCCAGATGAGGTTGTAGAACATGAGCTGCGGCGAGACTTTGTAGGACGCGAAGTAGGAGGCGATGCCATAGGCTGCCGTGGACTTGTGGTCTACGATGACAGGTCTGCCGAAGTAGGTTCCAACGAAGTCTATCGTGCCGCAGAAGAGTACGTCCATCTCTGGCGTCTGCATATACGGGTAGGCGAAGCGCATTTCCAGCAGAGGGTCAGGGTCTTTGCGTACCGTTAGCCCCGTGTCCTCCTTGAAGTATTGCTGGAGCAGGTTGACCAAGTGCGCTAGGTCACGGAAGTCCTTGTCGGGTACAAGTACATCAGCGTAGTGGTCTATGGCCATGTTAACAGCCTTCTCTTCGTCACCGTCAAAGTAGTACGACTCCAAGGCTTTGTGTACTGCCGTGCCATACTCCATCTTGTGATTAGAGTTTCGTTTGCGTAGCCCACGACACAGCATATACCACAGCCTACGTTCGCAAGCTGACTCCTTGATGAGTGACGCATCTATCTTTAGTATAAGTTTACCTTCTTTTGTTTTTTCTAGGTTAAGTAATTCCATATGTTTTCTTTAGCAGTTCTGCTTTATTAAGCAGGGTTTGTTTTTCTTTCGGTACACGCTTCTTACGTGCTGTTTTAGACTTGGCTAACGTCACCTGAGGCTCGGTTAACTTTAAGTAGCTGTCGAAGTGTTGGAGTAGTTCCTCATCCGACATGGACTCCAGCTTTTCTACGGTGCAGTCTAGGAGTTCTTCAATCGTCATATAGGTCTACGATAAAGAGTACCGAGAACAGCAGGGTAAAAAATATAGAGGCTACGGCTAGTGTTAGTAAGGGCATCCTGTTTATCTTGCCACGTTTAACGAGCTACCGTCCGTGTCGAACAGGAAGTCCACAAGTTTTTGCTGCTCTTCCAACCACTTGATGTCCTCCTTGTTTACCATTATGTTTTCTTTGTTAAAAGTATCCAACTCCTTGGCGTCTTGTAGCCAAGTAAGTAACTCTGATTTCCATACAGATGAATCCGCAAACTCGTACTGTAGTTCTCTGGCTTTAACTTGGTTACGTGTGGTATCCTTGAAGTAAATCAAGACTCCTGCATCCGTTTTGCGAAACGAAACTTGAGTACGTAGCTCGGCATAGATTGGCCCGTACTCTGTAGAGTTGTCAACAAGAAACTTGAAGCCGTCAGTTAACTTTACATAGAGAGTGTTGACCGTGTAGCCTGTGTCGTCTGCTGTGATTAGCATATCCTTCTGCCCGTCGAGTAGCTTATCCAAGATGGGTTTTATTTTATAAGCGTTGGTCGGGCTGTAGGTTGAACGCCGCGCTACAGGCTTAGTGCGTATTTTACGTAGAAGATTCGAGTGATCTTCTAGGACTGCCTCCCTTTTGTGGGCTTCGTTGATGTTATCCATATGGGTAAAAGGTCAGGGTAGCGTAGTGTTTCTCACGGACATGATTGAGCCGGTTCGTACATCTCGTACGACACCATGCTACGCTACCCTTGTTTTTCCTAGGCCTCCTTCTCGGTGGCCATCAGTTCCTCCATACGACGTAAGGCAGCTTTGCCCTCGTCGAATTCACCAGCGGCAAATAATGCCTTGGCCTTCTTGAAGAGTTTGCCGGGAGTATCCCCGCCACCTGCTTCTGGAGTCCACTTGTCCGCGTCCTCCTTAGTGTAGATCACCAAGTCAGGATACTTCTCCGTCAACTCGGCTCGTAGCTCATCCGTCGTCTTGCCGTTAGGCTTCAACGAGTTCTTTACCGTAGACCGAATCCGTGCGCTAACCTGTTGATTTATCAGGCCTAACGTTTTGTTTTCTCCGTACCTAGAGACTACGTCTGCTGTAGTCTTGAACTCTGGTACATGGAACTTGAAGTCTTTCCAATCTCCCGACTGGAAATGCTCCACCTCGTATGTGGTATCTATTGTTTGCATTTTACTTACTTGTTGCTTTCGCGCAGCTAACTGTTAGCGCAAAAATTTTAATCGGTGTTAAGGGAAAATCGCTTAACATATAGTAATAAGCAGGAATCGTGCCAACCCGGTTAACAGTTGAATGTTTTTTCTTAGCCTACACGATACCTGTATCATTACCAATCGCTGTGTTGTAGTCACCTGTTGTAACCCACACTAGGGTTGTGACCAATCGCTACGTTATGTGTACCCGTGGTTATCGGTCGCCCTCCCAATGGAAGTCTAGGCTGTGTGGGCCTAGGACTTTATACTGGGTTGCCAAGCGGAGTAGCTCACGGACATTGCCGCCCAGTATGACAGGGCTTGCCCAATGACTATCCTTTGCTGCGGCATACAGTAACTTGATGAAGTCCTCGTACTCTGCATCGGTCAGGATATTCTTGAGGATAAGCCTTGCGTCATCCATACGCTTTCTCAAGGGCTTTATCTTCAGTCTGAACGTGGCTACCCTATGGTACAGATCATCGCGGAAGCTTGAGTCCAGACAGTTCGTAGCAAAGATAAACCTGCCGGTGAACTCTGTGTCCTCGTTCTCCCCTATCCTACGGAACTTGCGTGTCTCTATCAGACGCAACAGCATCACCTGTAGAGCAGGGGTTATGTCTCCGATCTCATCCAGAAAGAGTGTGCCTTTGGAGGCTGCAACCAGTAGACCCATACGACTGCTGGTGGCTCCGCTGTAGCTTCCCTTTACATGGCCAAAGAGTTCGGCCTGTACCAAAGCGTCAGGCATGGCCGACAGATTCAAGGCTATGAATCTGCCCGTGCGTCTACCGTGTAGCCTTTCCGCCACAAGTTCCTTGCCTGTACCGCTCTCGCCCGTGATAAGGACAGACTCTGGTCTATGGGACAGCTTGTCCGCTGACTCTAACACACGCAGGCAGTCGGCGTCCTGGGTTATGAAGTTCCCAGTGTTGTAGGCTATGGCCTGTTGCTTGAGAGCTTTGAGTTGGACTTCGAGGCTAGGCATTCTTGGCCTCCATAAACTTCTCAGTGATTAAAGTCTTGAAAGCTTTGTCTATTGCGGCTGTATCGGTAAGGCCAGAGACATCGTACCAGAAGACTAGCTCGGCTTGGTCTTGTTGTATGGTAATATTGGAGTCTTTGACCTCGCCCATAGGTATCTGCGTGCCGTATCCGCCAGCCTCGTAGTAACCAAACTGCTGGCGTACCTCTTCGGGTTCTAGCTCTTGAAGATGGAAGAGAAACCTACGCATCATAAACATAGCACACATGGCGATGCATAGTCTGTCGGCGTCGATCATCTCTTGGAAGTCCTTGACCTTGACGTAGGTTACATGGATGTCACCGCCACCGCTACACGGGAAGGTTGCAATGACCTCGCAGCTGTAGCCCATAGTCTCAAGGTGATCTACTGCCTTGTAGATCAAAGCACCCCTATGGAAGTAACACTTCTCCGGTATGCCGGTATGATTCCAACAGTTGACGTAGATGGTAAGCAGGCGTTTGCCTTGGGTTATAATGGTGTCGTTTTCTTCCTCCTCTAGGAAGTGTTCGGGGCTGGCGTCAGTAGTTGCTGCCTCTATGTCTATCATGCCGCCTGCGATAGCCGGAACGTAGTCGGTGAGGTACTCTTCGAGCGGAGCTATGGCATCCACGATAGCCTCGTCTACCTGTGTTTTCTCTAACCTACTCAGACCCCAGCCTCCTGCATCGAGCAGGAAGACAGCCTCCGTCCATGACTGCGTACCGTACCAGCTATCGTCTTCTGATCCTGTATGTGATGCGTAGGTGTTTAGCTTTTTCTTTTCGCTACGTGCTGGGTCTTTGTCTAGGGCAGAGCGGAACTCATCCCATGAGTATATGGTTTTGATTAAGTCTTTCATGGTTCACGCAAGGCTGGGGGTTCTCCTACAAGGTCAGTATCTTTAATCAGAGCCTTTAGTATCTGCCTGTCAATGTCGTCTAAGCTATCCCACACTTTATTTATGCGGTCACAATTAAGGGATACTAGCATAGGCTGATCTAAGGGATCGTCTAGGTTGAATGTCTGTTTCTTAGTCTTACCACTCGGCAAGATTGTCTCTATTGTTTTACGTCTAGGTTTTTTGTATTTCATGGTTCAGAAGGGTACGTCATCGTCTAGGATTTTCTTAATGTCTTCGGGTACGTCCGGCTTTGATTCTTCCGTAGGCTCCGGCTTAGACTTCCGTATGTCCACGCGCCTCTCGGTGTAGATTTCCAGTAGCCTACGTTTTTGTTCGCCTTTGACTGAGCGGAAGACCGTAGCGTCCAAGGCTGCGAACTCATCCCAACCTGCTTTGGCCATTAGGTTAACACACTGGCGTAGGTTGCGCGTCGCAAAGATTACCCGTATCTTATGGGTCTGGGCGTACTCTCGCATCGCTTGGAAGCGTTCGATGAACTTGTCGAACTGGGTCTCTGTGATCTTCGGCTCGTCTACGGATTTGTATAGAGCTAGAGTCCAGAGTTTCTCTGCGTTAGGGTCGTAAGGCCACTCTACGCAGACGAACTCATTTAGAAGGGCTACGTCTAGAGCGTTGCGTCCTATGTATTCCCGGTCTGGCCCTAGCCCCCATGTATTTGCGGTACACATGAGGTGGCACTTGTGGCTGACTTCCTGCATACCATACGGCATATAGATATGACCGGAGAGTATGCCCTTTATGATCATTAGCACATTCGAGTTGCCGTTGTCTATCTCGTCGATGACAGCTAGGCCACCGTCTTGGATTATCTTGGTGAACACACCGGGAACGTAGTTACCCGTGGCATTGTTGAAGCCTATCAAGTCGTGGGTTGCTGTTTGTTTGTTGACTTGGCGTATGGCGTAGTGCTTGCAACCTAGGGCTTGCTTGACTGCGTGGGTTACGCGTGTTTTACCGCTGCCCGTAGGCCCGATAATCATAGCGGGTTCTCCCGAACCCATCACCTCTATCAAAGGTTTCAGCTGGTAGTGCTGGCCCTTGATGTCGGTGTAGTTTATCACGTTATGGCTAACGTGCTGCTTGATCTCCAAGACTATGTTCTGTTGTGTAGTCTCGGCGATTTTTGTTTCTAGCTCGCTGAACTTTGTAGCGAACTTGTCCTTGACTGAGGATAGAATTTCCTCGGTCATACCTTTCATCCAATTATTTTCTGTCATTTGTATTTTCTTCCTCTTCGTTTGTGTGTTCCTCGCAAAACTTCAAGACATAATCCTCTATGTCTATGTGTGTGTCTGTCCTAAAGGTTAGGCGTCCAAGGACGAAGCCTTCATCCTTACTATTTAGGCTATTGCAGTTATCCAATGAGTAGCCCTTGATAAGACTCTGTCCCTGCAGATAGCTTAGGATAGAGGGTACGTGGCTTCTGCATGTGTTGAATAACTCTTCTTGGTCTACCTGCAGTATGTAGCTGTGGGGTAGCTCGATGTATTCTTTGTCCCAGCTCATGTCAGTAGAATAGTATGTGGCCTAGGCCTGTTCCGACTAGCCAACTTAGGATAGCTAGGATAGCCCATGTTATTTCTATAGGTTTATGTTTAGTCATCGTATCTCCTTATGGTGTTGTCTGTTGGTGTTTCTAGGGATTCAACCCATAGCATTTCTAGTATCAGCCAATTAAGATTGACTGGGCAGGGTTCTTCTACGACACCCCAAGTTCCTATGCCTGCAGTTGCTTGCAAACCTTCCGTACTCGATAGGCGTACCAACTCTCGGCTGCTTTCGGTATACTCTACGCAATGTCTCAGGCTATTCATTTGTTTCCTCCTCTTGTACGGTAAGGTTCTCGTCTTCGAGTTCTTGGTACTCGTTGTCGGAGGCTATGTCTTGTTGTACTGTACCGTTGGTGAATACGTTGACCCAGTTTTCTTTGCGGCCCACAGAGGCATTGATACAGTCTAATTTGGCCTCGACTCTAGCGCACACCTGCTCTTCGATGGTGTCTTTGTACCATACGACCTCTTGAGTTGTGTCGGATATAGATGTGATACGGTGGCCCCTGCCTAGGGCTTGGACTAAGTCTATGGCTGACCATGTCGGTGGTATGATTATGTGTCGTGGCCTAGCTTCCTTACGGTCATGGTGTAGGGATATACCTACGCCACCGCTACGCATGGTGAAGAGTAGGACATCGGACTTACCTTCTTGGAACTTAGCACGCTCAGCCTCACGCTTGGTGGGTGACTGGCCTCCGACTATGTGGGATATCCTATCCTCGGACAAGCCTTCGTTACGCAGGGCTTTGTAGGCTAGGCGCATCGGGTTAACAAAGTTGAAGACCACAATGACCTGTCGCCCACGCTCAGCCATTTCTATCGCACGCTTGGCCATGCGTACAGCACGAACTTCCTCTGCACCCTCTCGGAATTTCTGC